TCGGAAACTGCGAAATCATTTGTGTTTGAGAAGGCAGCGGAATATTTAACCGGTGCGAAATCGGAGATCTATGGTCGTGCTTTGGATTGGGGGAAGGAACACGAGAAGGAAGCCTTCCACTATTTCTCCCAACAAACCGATGATTTCTTTACTTACTACGGTGCAGAGACATACACCTTCATCACTTATGGTGAATGGGGTGGATATTCACCTGATGCACTTGGTCACCAGTTGGTAGAAATCAAATGCCCTTTCAATTCAGGCAACCACCTTCAAAACTTCTTCATCCAAAACAACGAGCAGTTGAAGAGCAAACGCACGGAGTATTTTTGGCAGATGCAAATGGGGATGATTGCAACCGGATTGGAAGAAGGTTTGTTTGTCAGTTATGATCCCCGAATGCCCATCGGCAAGAAGCTCACAACCACTCTCATCACTTTGGAAGAGGACATCCAAGAAATCATTGATGAAAAATTGACCTACGCTGGGGAACTATTTTTGTCAATCACAAAATAAATCGTTCATTCACAAAGCCAATTAGAAAATAAATTTGCATAAGTGAAAGAAAGTATGTTGTTTTGAACTATGGCACTTGACATAATTTATCCAATCGTTTTAACACCCATCGTTTTTGCGGTGGGTTATTCTATCCATTGCATTAAGAAAGCAATGAACAAAGAACTTCCTGAAGCCAAACCATACCAGTTTGAACGGGATCAGTACAATCCGGAGTTTGACCAATTCAGTCAAACCATCTTCAATCACAAATTTTATAAAGGAAAAGCAAAATGATAACTTACTTAATCTTGGGCGGTGTTACTGTCCTTCTCGCTTACCGGTTGTGGCAAGTTGAGAGAAACGCAGAGGAATTGCAAGAATCAATTAACAAAAAGAATCGCAACATTTGGGATTTGGAAACAGAAATCTTAACCATTCGGTCAACCATCCAGCAAGGCAAGGATGATTTAAACCAAGCGAAGATGATGAGCGAGAAACGGATTGCAGAGTTGGAGGACAAGTTGCAAACTTTCAAGAACCAATTTACAGATTTAAAAAATGTTAAAAGCAAGGGTAGTGAAAGCAACAATTAATTCCATTTGCAAGTGGCGGGTATACTTCGCTGGAGAATTACTCGCCACATTTGAAACGGAAAAAGATGCACGAGATTACGCAGAATTTATAGACAGACAATGAAGACACCAATAGACCGCTTGGTTGAACACCTACGCACGGAGTTTCCCGATTTGGATATCAGCCCACACCTGATCTTCAACTTCAAGCAACTCGAGAAGATGGAACAGCAACTCGCATACAATGCCGGGTTTGCCAACGCAAAGAAAATATACTGTGAAAAATCTAACTGATAAACAAGCACTATGTTGGGCAATTGCAATCCTTCGTGATGATATGCGTTGCACCTGGAGACAGATTGCCCAGCGAATGCAATTCAGCGAATGCAAAGTGCGTCACCTTTACACTCAAACAAAACCCCTATGAATGTAACAAAAGAACTTGTGTTGAAATTGCTGGAGCAATATCCACAAACAAGAGACAACGACAACCTTTTGATGTCAATGATTTGGCGTAGAGAATCCAATTTGTTCAACTTCTTCCATCGTTTGGAATCAGGCAAGTTAACACCAGCGGAAACCATCCGCAGATGCCGTCAACGGTTGCAGTTAGATGATCCTGAATTGAGAGGTGAGACCTATGAGCTTAGACAAAAACACCAAGCAAAAGTGAAAAAAGAATTGGGATATCCAGTTTAGTTGTAGTATATTTGTTGTGTTAACGGAATGTCGCATATTCCAAAGTTACAAAGATTTTTACCCCATTAAGTTTGTGTGCAATGCGACTGCCACTTACTTTTTGGGGTTTTTTATTTATGAAATTTTTAGAAAAAGATTTGGAACAAATCATCTTTGAATCTGGAAGGGATTCATTAAGAGAAAAAGGCTTGTCAATTGAAGGCAAACTATTTAGACAATTAAGAATTGGCAATTATGGGATTGCTGATTTGGTGGAATTTACAAGACCAATGTATGACGGACCTAATCGAAAGTATTTTGTTCCTGGTCAAATTACAATTTATGAATTAAAAAAAGAGCAAATCGGAATTGCTTCGTTTTTGCAATCCTTAAATTATGTTAAAGGAATTCAGCGGTATTTAGAAAAAAAAAGTAAGCAAGATAAATACGTTATAAATCTTGTAATTATTGGTAAGGAATTAGATACAACAGGTTCATTCTGTTTTATTAATAATTTGTTATCTATTAACAACGATTATTTTGATTTAGAATCAAACCTTACTCAATCAGGTTCAATATGTTTTTTTACATATGAATATACTTTGGATGGTTTGAAGTTTAATTATGAAAGTGAATATGTTAAAACTAATGAAGGTTTTTAACTATGGCTATTTTTAGAAAAATACACACCTCATTTTGGAGTGATCCATTTATTCAGGATCTTGACAATGACCATCGTTTATTCTATTTGTACTTATTGACAAATGAACGCACAAAGCAATGTGGCATTTATGAAATCAGTAAAAAACAAATGTCATTTGAACTTGGATACAGTATAGATAAAGTATCTAAACTCCTTGCATACTTTATAAAAGTTGGGAAAGTTCTATATTCAGAAACAACAAAAGAGATTGCCTTAAAGAACTGGATGAAATACAACGGTTCAACATCGCCAAAAGTTGCAAGTTGCATTAAATCAGAACTTTGTCTTGTGAAGGATAGAGTATTGATAGAGTATGTAAACGGTATGTATACTGCATCGCAAGAAGAAGAAGAACAAGAAGAAGAACAAGAACAAGAAAAGAGATTCCAAAAACCCACCATTCAAGATGTTAAAACTTATATGAAAGAACAAGGAATGAATGACATCTCCGAAAGATGGATGTCTCATTATGAATCAAACGGTTGGTTAGTTGGTAAAAACAAAATGAAAGATTGGAAGGCATCGGTTCGGACTTGGAAATTAAATAATCTTCAAACCGAGGAAATCAAAACAAACAAACCTAAAATTGCAACCCTATGAACACAGAAAGAATCATCCTATCAAATATGTTGTTTTACGATGACGCAAAACACTTCCTACCAAGAATAAACAAGAACTGGTTTACGGATTCAATGTCATCCAAATTGGTTGAGGTTATGACAGAAATGTACTACAACAACGAAGCCATTGACTATGTGAGTTTATCAAAACACTTTGACCGAATGCAAGTGATTGAGATTATACAACTCCAACAACAGGCATCCGGCATCACGGACATCAAACCACACCTGATGCAATTGGAACACGATTACATCAAGAAACAAGTTGTTGAAGGCGTTTTGTCTTTAGATGTTACAAAGGAATTGAATGAGCTTGTGACCGACATACAGAATGTAGTTGAACGCACAACATTCTCAACGCATAAAGAACCATCCAGTATTGTCAAGGTGACCAACAAGGTAGTTGATCAAATTGTTTTTAATGCACAGAATGGTGGCAACTTAACGGGTAAGCAAACCGGATGGAGATTCCTTGACAAGTACATTGGTGGATACAACGAAGGTGATTTGATTGTGGTTGCTGGAAGACCGGGGATGGGGAAGACGGCAATTGCTTTGACATTAACCAAAGAGTTTGCACAGATTGGAGGGAAGGCTTTGTTCATTTCACTTGAGATGTCCAATGAGCAACTTGCAAAGAGATACATTTCCTTGATTGGAGACATTGCCAATTGGAAGATTCGCAACGGACAATTGAGAGAGAATGAAATCCTTCAAGTGTGTGATATTGCCAACAGACAAACGATTGAGTTCTTCATTGATGATGATGTGGATTCTCGCATTGGACAAATCAAAGCCAAAGCAAAACTTCACAAATCAACAAAAGGATTGAACTTGCTTGTCATTGACTACATCCAGTTAATCAAAGGAACAAAGACAAATCGTGAACAAGAGATTGCAGAGATATCAAGAACGCTGAAACTTCTTGCAAAGGAACTCAAAATCACGGTGATGATACTTGCACAGTTATCACGCAAGAGTGAAGAGAGAGCAGACAAGAGACCGATGTTGAGTGACCTTCGGGAATCAGGTGCAATTGAACAAGATGCCGACATCGTGATGTTCCCCTTCCGTCCGATGTATTATGAGCAAGAGAAACCCGAAATGGAAGAAGCCGAGTTGATAATTGCAAAGAACCGCAACGGAGAGTGCGTCACAATACCGACATACTTTGAGGGAATGTATACCAGTTACAAGGAGAAGATATGAGACACGGTTCATTGTTTAGCGGAATAGGTGGGTTTGATCTCGCTGCGGAGTGGATGGGATGGGAGAATGTCTTTCATTGCGAATGGATGGAGTTCCCAAGAAAAGTATTGGACTATCACTTTCCGAATGCGGATAGTCACATTGATATATGTAAAACTGACTTTAAAAAATATGCAAACAAAATTGACATTCTTACTGGAGGATTCCCTTGCCAACCCTTCAGCCTTGCCGGGAAAAGAAAAGGCACAGATGATGAACGCTACTTGTGGGGCGAAATGCTACGAGCAATTCAAGAGATTAAACCCAAATATGTCATCGCAGAAAATGTTTTTGGTATCACGAATATTGATGGGGGATTGGTATTCCAGCAGGTGTGCCTTGACTTGGAAGGTCAAGGGTACGAAGTTCAACCGTTTGTTGTTCCAGCTTGTGCCAAAAACGCACCGCACCGAAGAGATCGGGTTTGGTTTATTGCTCAAAACACCAACTGCATCGGATTGGATGACAGAAAAATTAAAACCAGGAGAGGGAGAAATAGGGAGTTTGAGTCAACAAGCAGTAAGTGGAAGATTGATGAAACACATAGGAATGCTACCAACACCAACAGCATCGGACAAGAATTCAGGGAGGAGAGGGAATGCTCCAAGAGAAAATCACAATCCGTTGACAAACAGTTTAAAAGATGCAGTAAATTATATGGAGGAAACTTTGAAAAGTTCCCATCTCAATCCCCGATTTGTGGCAGAAATGATGGGCTTTCCGGTGAACTGGACAGAATTACCTTTTCAAAGTGGAGACAAGAATCAATCAAAGGATATGGCAATGCCATAGTTCCACAAATCGCGTATACCCTTTTTGAAATAATACAAGAACTAAATGAAAATAATTGACTACCGCAGATTCAACCAACTGCGAACAAAAGCAAAAGAATTGCCAATGTACAAAGAATTCATCTCACTCGTTGAAAAGGATAAAAAGGTACAATGCTATAACACGCTTCAAGATATGCTCTTAGATGCGTTCAAATGGGATAAAACGCCACAAGGTCACGAGTACTGGCAATCCGTGTTTGATTCAATAGTACTTGCAGAACATCCAAAATGCCCAAAGTGTAACCAACTTGGGAAGGTATGGTTGTTAAAAACCGTAAACAAGCACAAGTGTAACAAATGCAAAATAACATTTTAATGAACCCATATCAAGAAACCCACAACCTAAAGCAAGAAATTCGCAGATTGCGTTTACAGATTGCCGACATAACCGTCAAACACGACAAAGAAATTAAAAGGCTTAAACAAGAAATCATTCAACCCAAGTGCGATTTGAATAGCATTGATGCTGACTGGACAGATGCAATGAGAGTTTGTTGTCAAGCCTACGATGTCACGCCTGATCTCGTTATTTCATCCTTGAGAAAACAATCGGTTGTCTATGCCCGTCATATGTTCTCCTTCCTTTGCCGTAAGCACTTGAAGATGACATTCTCATCAATTGGCTATATATTGGGGAGAGACCATTCCAGCGTGATGAATGCCATCAATGTCTTTGACAATCTAATTACACACGACAAAACCACAAGACAAACCTATGAAACATCCGTTCAGTTATTGGGTGATTACTTGCACCAAAGGACTCTCGTCATCGATTCACATCTTGTATGAGGAAGATCAGGTAATAAGAT